GAAGCGGATGGCTCAGACTCTAGGGGATCAGAACTTTACGGATCTGATGTTCACCCAGATGATGGACCTGTTGCTGCCGACACCTGACCCGGAGGCGCATCACAAGACTGTGACTGCTTGGCAAAGCAAGCGGGTTGCGTGTAACAGTAGTTGGCGTGAAGAGAAGGAGAACCACCCGTACCCGACGATGTGGACTGCATACAACGCCATGCAGGGGGCGGAACAGCACCGGATCAACACCGGTGGGAAGACAGATGAGAAGGCGAGACAGCGGGCGCTTACGAAGGCGTTGGATGGGAAGACACCTATCGCTGATGCTGCGGAACAGTACCTGATGGGTCTTGTTCTAGCGGAAGAGCCCTTCTAGCATCTAGTATGGCGGGGACCGGCAACCGGTGGTCCTCCCATCCCGGTTGCCCGCAGGGGTGCGTCTGCGCAAACAACGCACACTTTCTCTACACATGCAGGAGGAAAGCATGAGTAACAACGCACGTATCGGGATTCGTGCCCCGTCCACTTCGGTGGAGTTTATTGGGCCTCGTGAGGCCCGTGTTTTGCTGGATAGTGCGGCACCTAATCGCAAGATCAACGATGATCTCGTGTTGAAGTATGCGTTTGCGATGCTGCATGAGGATTGGCAGAACATTGGCGTTCCACTCATCTTGGATGAGCGGGGGCGGCTGTCTGATGGGCAGCACAGGTTGAGTGCGGTTATCGAAAGCGAAACTGTTCAGCAGTTCAACGTGGTTGAGGGTGTCCCGCATGGGGAAACCCTCATGGCGATTGATACTGGGCGTAAGCGTTCGATAGGAGACATCCTTCAGATCATTACCCGTGATCCTGAGGATGCCCGCTCGTTCAGCCATGTCAAGCATCTGCCGTCTATCGCTAGGCGCCTGTTTGCGTATCAGCAGAGTGGCGATATGAACGCCGACTTGGCTGTCGTAAGACGGTTATCTCCGGGGCATCTGGTTGCTTTCATTAGCGACAACCAGAAGGATCTGGAGGAAGGCGCCCGTGTGGGTAAGCGCATTCATGGGACATGCTCCATGTCTTCGACTGGTGTCGGGGCAGCACACATCGTGTGTGTGGATGCTGACCCCGATCTGGCCGTAGAGTTTGCGGAAGAGATGCATTCCCCCTCGCAGGCTGCTAATCCTGCGTGGGTTCTAAGGGAACAGGCCATCAAGGATGCCCGCAAGAGGCAGGGGACATGGGTTAGGTCGCCTCGCCTCACGGCAGCCATGTGGATCAAGGGCTTCAATCTGTACAGGCATGGGGTAGTGCCTAAGCAGATTCAGTTCAAGAATGTTGGTCCGCATTTAGAGGCGTTCCCGACGGCTTAGCAATCTAAACATTCGCGTGTGGGGTGGGGGCCTTGAAACTCCCCCTCCGGGCTCCCGCCCCTCACGTTTCATTGTCATGGAGGTGACACTATGTGGGTATTTACAACTCACGGCTTTTATTCGGTTGTCTGTACGTCGGACGACCATTCGGTAGTGCTTGTGCGGGCGCGTGATAGTGAGTCGTTGGAGAATCTGGTTGGTTTCCTGAACGAAGGCGACACGGGTGGCGAGGGTCACGATCATCGTTACGCAAACGAGAACATTATCGTAACCCCGTATCGGGACTACCCGTATCGGATCGCAGCGTTGCGTACTGACTGGGCTAGGTACCTAGAGCGTTACGCCTACGAGGAACTGACGTATCCGAACTTCAAGAGTGCGTGTAGTAGGGCTGGGATGAATGCTGCCCAACTTGGTGCCTTGGGGGATGTGTGGCAGACGATGTATTACGACTGGGCGCCGCGACCTGATGGGTTGGACAACTCATGGGTGTGAAGCGCGAACCAAAGGTTTGTTCAATCCCCGACTGTGAAAATAAACATATGTCACGGGACTGGTGCAGTCTGCACTACCAGAGGTGGCGCGCCTATGGCGATGTCAACTACCCGGTGAAACATAAGAGTACGGAAAAAACAGCCAACGCATACCTATTGGCGAACTCGGACAAGGCTGCCAGATCAGAGTGTTGGGTGTGGAAAAGGGCCGTCACAAAGCACGGCTATGGTCACATCAACCCCAGATTCGGTGAGCATCAAGTGCACCGATTGGCTTACGCCACTTGGGTTCAGCCGATCAAAGAGCACAGTCAGATTCACCATAAGTGTGCGAACAAGGCGTGCATCAACCCGGATCATTTGCAAGAGGTGAGCAAGACAGACAACGCTGCTGAGATGCTTGAACGACAGGCCATGTTGAAGGAGATACGTGAGTTGAAGAAGCGCATACGAGACTTGGAGGAAGACGCAGCATGAAGGAGACAGCATGGGTTTCGTAGCACCTAGCGGTGGTCCCGAACAAACCTTCACTCGTGAAGAACTGTTACGCATTCGTAACGGGACCGTAAAGAAAGACACGGAACTGGAACCTGAGTCGCAAGACTGTAACGAGCAGGAGTCGGAACCGGACGAGAGCAACGACTAGACTGGGAACAGGTACTTAGTACAACCCCTCCCCCCTAAAGGGGGGGAGGGGTTGGTACTGAGGACAGTCACGGGAGGTGACATGCAGAAATACCCATTACACAGAGATGCCGAAGGGCGATGGGTCCATACGTGGGTACGGCAATCCGCAATCAAGACATCAGATATGTGCTTAGAGCGATGGCGTAACGATGTCTTCGGGCTTGTAAGCGAAAGCATCAAGGATGCTTCATCGCTGGGGACCGTATGCCACGCTGTCGCTGAAGATGCGTTGAACTCACGCAAGGACGGCATCGCTGAGATGTCCCTTCAGGACATGAACGATGCGTTTGAGAACTACTGGGAAGAGACAGCCCCAACTGTTCAGGTGTGGAACAACTACAACCCTGAGACTGCGTATGTGGCAGGGCTGGAGAAGTTAGCCAACTGGCATGAGGAAGTGTTCCCTCACGTGCAGCCGGTGATGGTTGAACACACCTTTGATGTGCCACTCATCGAAGACAACGAACGTGTTGTCCGCATGACAGGCACCATCGACCTCGTGGAAGAAGATCGGCTATGGGATTGGAAGTTCCCCGGTCGTGACTACAGCAGGGACGCTTGGCAGTACGAACGATGGGATGTCCAATCCATTGCGTACTGCTACGCAATGGGCATCCCCAACTTCTCGTATGCGGTCATGCACCCCAAGGGTGTAGGTCGCATGGATCTAGTGCGTGACGGGTCACACTTCGACTGGTTACGTACAAAGGTGTTGGCACTCTGCCGACTGTTGGAAACTCAGACGGGTCCGTACCCGTTGGGTGATAACGGTTGGTGGTGTTCTAGCAAATGGTGCGAAAATTTCGCACGGTGTAAAGGCGCAACGCAAGGAGGCGCATAGTTATGGCTTTCAAGCCCATGAGTCCGCATGAGCGGGCAAGTATTGAGGCGCAAGTTTGCCTCAAGGGTGGCATCGAACTCGCTGCCGCCGAGTTAGCAAACAACCCAGACGGCGTAGCCGTCACGATGGCTATTGAAAATGCTAAGGCTCTCGCTGATTCCCTTTCGGGCATCAAGGAGACTTTGGTTGGAGGCGCTGGCGCTGAAATCGCCAGCGCACCTGAGGCTGCTGTCGTTGAAACAGTTACTGCGGCGTTCCCCGGAGCAACGCAGGTAAACGCACCCGCATACAGCGGAGGCGGTGAATCCAAGTACGTGGCTGACGAAGAGTACGGTCAGGTGCTTGCGATCTGGCAAGCAGAACAGAACGCTGGCGTTGCATTCGCTGGCAAGGATTCCATGTTCCTGTGCAATCAGGCGATCCGGCAGTTGTTCGGGAGTGGCACACGCCAGTTCCCCGCCGACTACTGGGCTGAAGCATTGCAGAACAAGGACATCCCGGTTACCAAGAACGGCAAGTGCGGGCTTGGTGACTTCAAAATCAAGAAGAGCGTTAGCGTCAATGCAGACGGTAGCCCCTTCTTGGGTCAGGGTGAGGGCAACCATCCCTTGTCCAGCAAGAGTGGGTACTTCGCTGCTCTGGTGAAGAACACTTCCTTCAACTGGGGTGACCGCCCCGACCCTGTAGATCCGCAGGGCTGGCTGGCTAAGGCCGGTGGCTGAGGAACTCAGTCTGGAGGAAGCGTTGACGCGAGTCGCCAACGCACGGGCCGGGGAAGGGGCATCCGTTGATGCCCCGACCCCGGCACCCTCGCAGCCTCCAGCAGAAATAGAGGGAATATCCGCAGCAGACCTGCAAAGACTATTCACACCGAAGCGTGAGCAAGTCAGGCGTATGCGCCATGACCTGCGTTCCGGCAGCGAATGGTCTTTCGGAGTGCGGGTGTTCGATGAAGCCACCTTGGGTGGGGCACGCGCCGGTCAGTTGGTGACCGTTATCGGTCGCTCGCACACAGGCAAGACGCTGCTGGCCTTGAACATGGTGGCCCGCAACCGCAACCACCGCACCCTGTGGGTTAGTCCAGATGAAACCGAAACAATGTTCTGGGGCCGATACGCAGCCATACGTATGCAGATCGACCAGAAGGATTGGATCGGTCGCCTCATCAGGGAAGACCCGACCGCTTGGGAACGTGTCGAACAACTCATGCGTGACGAAACGAACCTGCACTTTGAATCCACAGGCATGTCCGTTGACGACATCGACAAGGCCATGCGTATCGCTTCAGTTGAGTTGTGGGAAGGGCAACGACCCGAAGTGCTGGTGTACGACTACTTGGAGTTGATTCGGGGTGGAGGCTCTGGCGATGCGGCCAGCGTGCAAGCCAAGATCGAATCGTTCAAGCAGTTGGTATCTGACTGGCGTGTCGTAGGCGTGATCTTGCATCAGTCTGGCCGGGGTTCAGGGAACCGTGGCCGGGCCGGTGGCATCGAAGCCGGGCGTTACGCATCCACCAGTGAAAGCCACTTCCTGATTGAAACGTGGCGCAGGTGGGATGACACCAACATGGATGAAGCAGAGCGGACGCACTATGAAAATGAAATCAGTGCGGGTTTGTGGAAGAATAAGTCAGGCGATGGAGAGAAAGCGGAAGTCAACCTGACCATCGACGCAAGCGGAAGGTTGTTGGAACCGGGGATCGTATGGGAGCAGATGATTCTGGATGAATGAGATACTTCCTGCTTCACAGATGCGAACCCTTTTCATCGGGTTCAACCTTGCCTACGGGACTGACGCCGGTGGCTGCCGGTGGGCAGACGTTGACGACACGCTATTGGAGCGGCACCTATCGGGCGAAGAGATGATCGGGATTTATCCGATGGTCTACGACCCCCATTATGAACGGGGCGGCTCCGATACATGGCGTGAAGATATTGATGATAACCGCTATTACGTGGAGATGGAGCCAGACCTGTGGATGTGCCGGTGGGGTTCCATCGACATCGACGAAGGCGATGACTCCCTGACTTACGCAAGAAGCGTTCAAAACATTTTGCGTGCGTTGGACATTCAATGCTGGTTGGAACGCTCACGCAGCAAGGGCTATCACGTTTGGGTATTCAACAAGGACTGGGTGAAGGCATCGACTATGCGCCGCGCCATGAAGGCGGCGCTTGACCTTGCCGACATTCCTTACGATGCCGTCTATCCGAAACAGGATTCGTTGAAGGGTCCACCCGGCAACTACATGCGCTTACCGTATGGTGGTAAACGTCCCGAGCATCGGCAGGTTGTCGTAGATAGCAGCAGCGATAGCGAAACCGACGAGGAATGGTTGGATCTATTCGACTTCATCATCCTCGCAGAACAAGGACGGACGCCTACAGCCACGCTGGAGGCGGCTGCCGCCTTGTATCAGGAACCGGAACCCATCTACCCAGACCTGCCACCCAAGCGGGACTACAGCAAGGAACCCCTAATGAACGTGGATGGCTCACGCTTGCGTGGGCTATCAGCGGAGATGTACGAGAATGGTCCCGTCCCGTACTATCGTGGTACTGGTGCTGGCCGTGGTCGGCACGGCTTCCTCAACAGGTTCGCCCGTTCGATGATCGAATCGGGTTACTCTCAAGGGGACGTTACGTCATGGACGAAAGACCTAGACACACGATTGGGGCAATGGTGGGAAGACGGACCCAAGTTCACAGGCAGGCATGACTGCGACCGACAAATCGAAAGGCTTGTCCAAGACGCAAGCCGAAGAGCCAGCGTTAGATGAGTTCTCATTTGTCGTACCCGGAAGACCGCAGCCCAAGGGTCGTCCCCGGATGTCGCGCAAAGGCCGTGTCTACACGCCTAAAGAAACCGTTCTGGCTGAAAAATCTTACATCGACGCTGTTCCTGAAGACCCGCCGGTCTTTGAGGGACCGGTTGCGGTGGAGATGACGTTTTGCGAAGAAGCGACTTACGTCACTGTCCGCTCCTTGACGGAATGGCAGACTCCTTTGCGTGGCGATCTGGACAACTACGTCAAACTGTGCCTAGATGGGTGCCAACGTGCGGGAATCATCCCGAACGACCGGCTTGTGGTTCAATTGGAAGCGAGCAAACAATGATCCTCGTTGAGTTGGAAACATGGGAATACGAATGGGCTTCCCATGTAGGCGCCCGTCGGTACATTGAGAACTGGGGGAAGAAGGACGCCCCCTACTACGACAAGAAACGCATGGAAGATGACCGAACGGCGCAGGTCGCAGCCTGTGTCGGAGAGTTAGCGGTAGCAAAGATCACTAACCAATACTGGTCGGGCCATGTGTGGCACCAGTCCGTGCATAAGGAGTACCGGCACATCCCTGATGTTGGGCACAACATTGAAGTGCGTCGGGTGAGGACCAGTACCAGC